TAATTGTTATTCTAGCCATACATTCCTCCGTAAGGCGGAAAGAAAGAACCTATACCAAAGTTTTTAAAATCACCGTAGTTAGATGATTGATTCATGTTAAAGTTTTGTCCAAAATTGCCACCTAAACTTGCTATGCCTTGTTCTATATTTTTTAATGTTTCAATAATATCATTAGATTCATCAGGGCCTGTTAGATATTGACCAGTTGTTTCAAAAAAATTATTTTCCGAAGGTGTTTGTTGTGTAGCTATTTCAAACATATCAGGGCCTGTAACAATTGGTTGAACACTTTTGGTATAATTACCACCTAAAGGATCTTGAACTGTAGCTATAGCTGTATTTTCTATTCCTCCTATATCCTCACCTTTCTCGTTTTTTATTGGAAAAAGACCTTGTTTTGCACCAGCTAAATCATAAGGAACATCAGGATTAACTTTACCAAGTAAATCTTGTGAAAAACCTCCACCAACTCTTTGTAATAAATCTCCTTTACCAATTGAATCTAAATATGATCCAAATTGACCAATACCTGAACTAGAACCTTTCATAGTTATGTCTTTACCAGTTGGGCTTTTATATATAAATTCAGCTACATCCGCTGTCATCGCACCGCCAGGTTTATAAAACTCAGATTCTCTAAATCCTTTTTGATATTCATCCGCTGTTTTTAAAAACTCTTCATCTGCTTTTTTTTGTGCAGTTGCATTAGGATCTACTATAAGTTGACTACCTAGTTCGCCAGGTAGTGTCATATTATACATATTTATAGGGTTATTTTTTGCATACTCTTCTTGTTCTTTAATTACATAATCAGGAACTTTATAACCAAACAAGTTTGTTTGATCTTCACCTAGGCCAATAAACTCAGAATTATACGGATTTTTGTTCATTTTAGATAAATCAAATGGTGCTTGTTGACCACCAGCTAAAGGATTTTCATATAAAGGTTTATCGATCATCGTCTACCATCTGGTCTAAGTTGTAGCTTTGTAGATCCAAGTCTCCAAGCTGTGTCATTAACTGTATTGGTTTCATATTTAATTTTAACTGCTCTACCTCTTCCTCTTACATCAATCTTTTCTGTAGTGCTAGTAATAGTGCCAGTTGTCGTTACGTTAGCCGCGGATTGTGGGTACTGTTCTAATGTCAATGTTGCTGTCATGTTATTAGTAAGATTATCAAAGTCTGGAACTAATCTACTAACTGACATAAGTTGATCTCCATCAGCAATTTCAACAGATCCAGTTGTTAAAAAAGCAGTAATAGCTGTGCCGTCTGCTTGATTATTACCTAACTCATGTTCGTAGACATACGAAGCTCCTGCAGTTAAACCAAGTATGGTGGAATTATTTGCTGTTAAACTTGCATCATATTCTGTAGCAATTGGCTGTTCATATACATAAGCACCAAGCCAAGTTGTTCTGCCTAAACTTAATGTGTACCAAGTATTTTCTAAATAATTGTAAGCAACAGCTCTATCTATTTGTGTAGCATTTGCTGAAGGATAATACCAAATAATTTCATTAAAAGATGTATTTAAACCACAAGCAATATCGTTTCTATTTGTGTAGCTCATGTCATCAAATACATAATCCTGCACGGAACATGGCATTTTTTTAACAACACCATCATACATATAAAAAGAATCATCAGACATCCAATATGCTCTACCATTAACTTCTATAGCTGCATGCTGTGCTATTAAACCACAGTTTGCGCCAAGTTGTCTAAGACCAAAAGTAAAAGGTGTACCAACAAATTGAATACCGTGCATAGAGGTATCGGTCCATACTAGTATTTGTCCTGATGATTTAACTGCACCAACTATTCTAGAACCATCAGATATACGTAGTGAACCAGCTTCATTTGTTGCTACTGGTGTATAATTTGTAGCGTCCTCTCTATCAGAAAAACGAAATAACAAATCATCCTGTGTGGTTGCATTTCCTATCGTTGTCTCTGTGCCAAAAATCATTAAGTGTCTTGTATCAGTTGATACCAAACTAAATCTAGACGCAGTAGGAGCGTTAGATAAAGCAGTTGCTCTAGCCCCAGTTCCACCTGAAGTATCCCAAACAAATGTTCCACTATTTAAAACCGTTGCAATTAAATCTTCACCGAAATTATCTAAAGACCATTGACGAGCTGATAAAACAACACTTGAAGATGATCTTGGTGTATTCCAAGTGCTGGTATTCCAAGTTAAGGTTCCCCAACCATATCCATATGTAGATGTAGAAGGGCCTGTAGTTATTTGATATTTAGCGTTACCTGATCCTCCACCACCTGATGTAGAACCAGAAGCAGTGCTAGTGTGTGTAACAGTGTAAGCACTTGCACTTGTCACTGATGTAACTTCAAACTCTTGGTTCATATTTAAACCATCTATCGTTGAAAAAGAATCAAAGGTAACAAAATCACCAACTGCAGCGCTATGTGCAGCGTCAGCTACTGACACTGTAGTTGTGCCATTTGTTGTAAAAGGATTTGATAGAGATTCAGTGTCACGTAGGGGCGTGATGTCATACAAGGCTCCTTCAGTGTAGATGTATAATTTTCTATCAGTTCCTAAAGCTAAATATCTTATTCCGTCTAAACCAACCCAACTGTGCGTATCACGAACCACGCCCACAATAGTGTTATTAGGATTTGGTAAATATGACCAGCCTTTCCATCTTTCAGGCTTACCATAGTGAAATCTAACAAAATCGGAATCAACATACTTACGTTGATCTCCTGCTGAATAAGCGGTATCTTGTTTATCAATGCCTGGTTGGAATTTTAAATCAACTAATTTCATGTCGGAGTATACTAAATTATTTATTCTTTTGTGGCAAGAATTGAGTGGCTACGTTGCCCTTGAATGAGTAATTACCCATATGTGTCATGCCACTTATAATATCAGCGTATATTTTACCACCTATTTTCTGCCATAAACGACAAAATGCATAATCTTCTGATAAATATCTTTTAGTATCAGGTTCTATCATTGTGTCAAAAAATGCATAGTTCCAATCAGAAGTGTCATGATAATCAAATCTTTTATCATGCAAATCATTTAAATGTTGATCGGATTTAAATTTAAGGTCAGGATAAGCTAGTGCCATTTTCTTAAACACATTTCTTTTTATCAACATAAAACCAGTTGCACCATCCAGCACCTCTATAAATCCTTTCTTGGCTACAACGTGCTTTGGATCTTTAACATTTAAATTATACATTAAAGAAGAAGCATGTAATTCATCCTCACTTATACTAGGATTTTCTTTTACTTTAGTAATAGCTTTGGTCCAATTAATTTGTTTACGAGGATATACACCTGTAACCACATCCTCATCTAAATCTAACATACGAAAAACAGATTCAGGATTAAAAGCTAAATCAGCATCAATAAATAAAAGATGAGTATAATCTTTATTATCCATAAACAACTGCACTAATGTATTACGAGCTCTTGTTACCAAAGACTCATTACCAATAGTTCCAAATTGTAATTCTATTTTTCTTTGTGCAGCGAAAGCTGTTAACTGCAAACAACTTTTAAAATAGTCTGCTGTCAGCATGTTGCCATAACAAGGCGTACCAATAAATATTTTAGTGTTCACTATAACTCACTGTTAGATATTCTATTTTTTTTAACCAATCTTTAGGTATGGCAATAGCACCTCCCCCCGTAATATCTTCTTTGTCTTTACTGTAGGATCGCATAATAATTATTTTTTTTGAACCATTATGCACCATCCATCCTACTTCTTGGCATACGGCCAACGGAGCACTAACAACGTCTTTTATATCAAGCCAACCTGTTTCTGTATCACGAGCATCTAACCACGTCACACGGACCATAGGCACTTTATCAATGTCAATCATTGATAGGTTCTTTTTTCTTTAATTGTAAATTAAAAGAAACAGATCTTCTCTCTTCATTAGGTGTTCTAAATGGATACACACCATGAGACAACCAAGAGGGGAATAAATATATTGCACCTACTTCAGGAGTTGCTTGATGTTTGTGACCACTAAAAGTTGCAGCTTGACCACACATAAAATTAATGTCGCCAACACATGGATAATGATCTTCTTTTGCATATTCTTCTTTTAAACTAGGAGGAACACGTAAATAGATAACACCAGACAATTCACCTTGATGTATATGCATAGGATTAAAGTCTCCAGCCCACTGGCTCACGACCCACATGGATTCTATAAGCATAGATCCAACGAATGTTGGTGATATAGTATCACTAGCGGGAGGTATGGAAATATATTGATGAACCACTTTACCTAAAGCATCTGTAAAAGGTTTAAATTCTTTGCTAATTAAATCATCATTAGGATAACGAACTTCTTGTTGAACGTTACCTGCTAAATTCATAGAGTGGTCGTATTCTTTTGATAACTTTTTATCTTCTAATAACTCTGTTGCTCTATCATCTAAAACTTTAATTAAGTTATTAGGTAATTTTCCTTGTAATATTGTTGGACCGAATGGTCTAATAGCATGAAATTCTACTTCAGTTGACATGATATCCCTTTTTCAAATAATTATTGTAATATAGCAATATTTTGCCTATAAATAAATAGATTATTATCTTCAAGTTTATCCGACTTGCCCCCAATATAGAATATTGTTATAACTTAGGAGATTATGTTTAAAAAATTATTTAAAAAAATCAAAGATGTTGCTGGAGATATCGCCCCTTATGCTGGACTTATAGCTTCAGGCTTTGGTTTAGGGCCCTTATATTCAACTTTAATTGGTGCTGGAGTTCCTTTAATTGCTGGTCAGGATGCGGGTAAAGCTATGGCTGGTGGGTTAGGTGGATACTTTGGCGGTAAGACTTTTGGTAGTAAAGGTGCAGGCACGTATATTTCTCCTTTAGATATGATAAAAAACAAAGGTGTTAATTTCGGTGGCACAGGCGGAATGCAAAAAGCAAGAGATTTAGCTTTCGATAGATTAAAAGGCGCAGCTTCTTTCTCTGGTTTAAAAGATGACAATCCATTTAAGTATGCTCCTGGCGTATTTGGTGGTTTGGGGATTGCTAGTGGTCTTGGTTTATTTGATGATGAAGAGGCTCCACAAAATAGAGGATCAAACTTTGTTTACGATCCAAGTCAAAACACTTTGGGTGATATTCAATCAGGATTTTTTCAACAAGCTAAAGACTTTGATTACTTACCTAATGTCCCAGGTGGCATTGAAGATTATTTAAGAAAGATTGGTTTACTAGCTAATGGAGGTAGATCATTTAAAAGTGGTGATGATACAGGCACAAAAAATATGTATCAATTAAAAGATGAAGATTTTATGTTTATTGAAGGATTAAGAAATGTTGATCCTAAAGGTGTTAAAGAAAATGAAAGATTTATAAGTAAAGATAGCAGTGAGTACAAAGAACTTATGAAAAATAAACCTGTAGGAGTTTTAAGAGGATTAATTAAAGATTTAACTGGTTTTCAAGAAGGAGGCGTTGCATCAATGATGGATCCTAATTTAGTAGGTGGAGATAGAATTAACCCTACTGGCGGAAGAATACTTGGTAGAGGTGCGGGTAGAGAAGATTTATTAGAAGGTGAAATTGTTGATCCAAACTCTGGTCAAACGCAAGAGATAAGAGTAAGTAATAATGAACACGTAATACCTGAGTATTCTTTATTTGCAATGGGTGGGGGCAATACAGAAAAAGGTCAACAAATAATGGATGACCTACGAGCTAAAACAAAACCTATGGCTAAACAGATGGGTTATGATTTTGAAGGTGCAGAAGATGGTTCAATGAATTATGCTCCAATTATGGCACAAGATGGTACTCCAACTGGTGGACCTAATATGGATATGAGAAAAATGATAGAAAAGTTAATGGCTCAAGGTAAATCAATTGAAGAGATTATGGCAATTATACAAAGACTGAGCACAGGCAGTCAAACAAAACAAAAGCAAATGCCAATGATGGCTGCTAATGGTATGGAGACAAATGGTTTAGAAAAAATGGGTAGAAACATGCAAGACGGATCGATGACCGCGGACCCTATGATGACCGCAGGTTTAGGTTCAGTAGTAAAAGGTCTTGAAGATGCGCAACAAATGAGTAGGATGATAAGATAATGCCTGAGACACAAACAATTACTTATGGTAAACCCGCCTATATTGAAAAGGCACAGCAAGATTTATTAGCAGCTTTAAATCAATATATTACGGACATTCCAAATCTTCCTGAAAAACAAGCTACTGGATTATCCGATACACAAAAATTTGCTATTGAACAATTAAAAACTGGTCTTGGGCAATATGATCCTACTTTAACGGCAGCTCAAGATGCCTTTACTTCTGGAGTGGCTTCAGCGGGTACGGCTATTCCTGATTTCTTAACACAAGGTCAACAATATTTATCTGACGCAGCAAGCATGAAGTTTGATCCTTCTAGTGCTGGTCAATACATGAATGAATATCAAAAATATGTAATTGATGAAATTAACAAACAAGCAGGTTTAGCCGATAAAAAAGCTGATGATGCTGCAACACAAAGAGGAGCTTTTGGTGGTGACAGAGCAGAAGTTGCTAAAGGTCAAATAGAAGAAGCAAGATTGGGTGCGGTAGGAAAAGCTTCACAAACAGCTATTGATAAAGCTTTACAGTTGGCGCTTGGTACTTTTGGTCAAGAACAAAAATCAAAACAAGTAGCGGGTCAACTAGCTCCTTACTATACAAGTGCAAGTTCAAAAGCACAGACGGATCAAATAAAAAGTTTACTATCTGGTGCTCAGGTAGGTGGAGGTTTAGCAAGTATAGCGAGTAAACTTGGCTTACAAGATATTTCTGCTTTACTAGGTGCGGGTAGTTTAGAACAAGCCGCTATAAAAGAAGCTGGAGATACAGAATATCAAAATATTCTTGCGGCACAAAACAGACCTTTACAATTATACGGAGCTTATTCCGATGCTATAAGTGGATTACCAAGTAATCAAGGATATCAAATACAAGAAACTTATGGTTCAACGTCTTCGCCTTTTCAAGATGTATTAGGCGCTGGAGCTGCTATTCTAGGTGGATCAGGCATTTTTAGTAGAGATGGTGGATCAATGAACAAGGGAATAATGGCTTTAAAACATGGCTGAGATAAATAATAATTCAAGTCTTTTAGATGATTTTTATGGTGATATTTCTGCTATAGGCAGTTTTTTTACTCAAGAAACACCTGCTGAAAAAGCAGATTTTATAAAAAATAATTATCAAACTTTTACTTTAGATCAACTTAACGATGCTGTGAAACAAATGAATACAGGTGTGTTAAGTTTTAATGCTAATCATGATGAAATAGTAAGAAATTTACAAGGAAGAATTGCAAATCTTACAAGCAATAATATAGTTCCTGGTGCAAACATTAGTAATGATACAGTAAGTAACAATTCTCCAGACTCTATAGTAAACCCTACATTAGCTTCAACAGCAAATCAATTTGCACCAATAATTACTGATTCTACTCAATATGATTTATCAACAGATAAACAAAAAAATAAATATGAAGAAATTAGTAATACTCCCGATGTTGATGAAAAAGCTTTTAACGAGTTTATATCAGGTAAGTTTAAAGGTAATGAAGGAACTCAAGGTGCAAGGACTGAAGTACAATTAAAATCAGCTTTTAATCAATTACGAAATGATGAAGCTGAAAGAAGTTTTGAATTTCTTAAAGGTCAAGAAGGTAAAATGACAGATGAAGAAAAGAAAAACAGAGTTGCAAGTTTAACAGAAGAGTTAAAAGAATCAATTGGTTATGATGAAAAATTAGATAAAAATATGTTATTATTTAAATTTGGTGTTGACTTACTAAATGCTAGATCAAATAGAACAAAACCTTTACCTAAATTTCTCGACGCTGTAGCTCAAGCTTTGGCTCCTACCTCACAGTATATTATAGAACAAAAAGCACAGAAACAAAATGATTTAAAAGAAATTGGTTTAACTGCTTTTAGTTTAGTAAAAGAAGAAGATGATGCAGCGCAAAAAAGATTTGAAGAAGATCCTCGTTTTGCTTCTGCTGTTATGGCAATTGATTATGATGACGCGGGTAATAGATCTGGACAGACCTCATTTTTTAAACCTATTATGACACCTGCTGAAGCTACTTTTTATTCTAATTTTAAATACCCTGAAACAATTGGAGGACAACCTGTACCAGCAGAGTTGGTAGGTAAACAGATGTTTACTATTACACAAACTCCTGGCGCAACTGATCAAATATATACAAGTGGTTTAGTTGGTAAAGATTTAAAAGCTTTACAAAAACACACTGAAACTTTACGATTTCTTAAACAAGGGTTAGACAACACACAACTTGTTTTAGGTATTGGGGATAAATATGAGCAACAAGGTAAATCAGTTTATGGTCCATCCTACAATGTAAGAATATTTTCAAAAACTTTTTCAGAAATTTTAGATGAGGGCTCGAATACTTTTGCTGAATTTTTTGGCCAAGGAGATAAAGCTAAAGCAATTAAAGAAAAAATTGCAGGTAAATCAAATTTAGATCAACAACAGATAATTTTAAACGAACTAGGTGTTGACATGGATTACAATCAGTTGGTGTCAGTAGCTAATGATCAAAAAAATGCTATCATTCAAGAAATTTATAGTAGTGGATTAAGTAATGAAGAAAAAGAATCTGAAGCATCTAAAGTAGCTCAATATTATGGTCAGTTTCAACAAGATTTAAAAGGTGATCCAGATCTTGATATTATAAAAATTTTAGAAACAACGCAAACATTTGCCTTTGCAAGATATTTGCAAGGATCAAACAGACTACTTAAAGACGTTATTCAACAAGCAAATAGTATTGTTCGTTTAGGTGGATTTACAAACTCTAATGAAAAAACAATGAACAGATACAAACAATTTCTTGATTATTTTACAAGAGAATACAATGAAGAGTTACAATATGTTTTAGATGGACAAGAGTACGAGCAACATAAAATTAGAATAGCGCCTGATGGTTTATCTTTTACGGGTGGTTGGAATCCTTTAACAACTGATACAGGTTCTGCTAGTTCATCTGCTCAAACATCAAATTATTTTAATAATGAAAAGATTGACAAGTTAGATGGTTTTGTTGATCCTGAATTATTGGAACAGTTAAGGAATTAATATGCTTACCATACAAGAGTTATCAGAAATAAGAGAACAAGCACTTAAACAACAATCTGCTCCTCAAATGCAAGATGGTGATGATACATTTCTTCCAAAAGATTCTAAGCTACCAAAATTTTTAGGTTTTACTCAAGCTGCTGAAAGTGCAACTGGCACCACACGATACGATCCTAACAGACATAAAATGCCTTTTAATGATTTTAGAAATAGCATGTCGGATATTATTAGAAATGGTTTAGCACAAGGTAAAACACAAGGTGAAATAATGGAAGCTACAGATCAGTTTCAAAGTTTAGTTGGTTATACTGATGCTGAAATGAATCCAAGATTAATAAGTGGTAAAGAAATTACTTCAGATCAATACAACACAGCAATGGTTAATCCTTTTCCAGCATTAAAACTTATACTAGGTTTAGGTGGTAGTGTTGGTGGAACAGTAGGGGGAGCTATAACTGGAGCAAGGGTAGGAATGTTTGGTGGTCCAGCAGGAGCCGTAGCTGGTTCTATTGTAGGTGGTACATTAGGATATCTATCTGGCTTAGTTGGTTATGAAAAAATGTTGGATAACTTAAATAGTAAAGGCATGCTTTACACTCCTACATATAATGAAATTGGAGAGTTTTTAGGGTACAATCAAGGTATTGATAGACCTTCTCAAGAAGAATTTAAAAAGTATTTAGCAAAAGAAGCTACAATCGATTTAGCATTTGGCACAGCATTTGGTTTCT